GCATCCCGTAGGTGCCGGACATCAGATCTTCGATCAGAATCCAGTGTGACTCCTGAGCGTGCCATGCGGAATTGGCATCGTTGACCTTGGTAACGGTGCTCCGCGCCATGGGGCGGTCGTAGAAGTTATACCCTGAGTACATGGCGCCGCTTCGATAAATGCAGTTTAAGAGTATGCCGGGGTATAGATCACGCCACTAACGCGCCCTGTATTTACGGTCCAGCCGCTGTTGTATTGCAGGCTCCCCGGCATAAAAAAAGGGGGCCGTAGCCCCCATGTTCAGTCGTCCGCCATCAGCAGTCGGTCGGATTCGGATCTCATATCGTCGATCTCCTTAAGGAGTCCGTCGATGCGCTTGATCCGGTCCAGGTCGCGCTGCATTGATTTCTCAAGAGCAGCGCTCAGGCTGAGCAGACCGTCAGCGATTGCCATGTTCAGTTGTCTAGGTAGTGGGCGGGATCTCTCCCGTGCTCCCATTATACCAGACGCATCAGCTTGTGAGGCACGATTCACCGATAAGGGCTGGTCAATGCCCGCCGCATTGATTGGATTAAGGCAAACTAAGCGATCCGATTGCGATCCACTAAAACCTTCAACGCATCAGAAAGCCGATAATGACCTTCAAGACCCTGATCGGCTGCTATCTGCTCTAGCACCATGATTTGATCTGGCGTAAAAGTTGCAGTAACAGACTTCCGTTTCTTTGACTTTTCAATAATCGGCTTTTGCTCTGCCTCTGTTGCCACTTGTGCAGGCGCTTGCAGTCCATAGTCAGCAGGACGGAACACTGGCAGCTCTTGCTCGGTGATTTCAAGCTGCTTTAGCTCTGGCAACTGAAAGCATTCGTGAGCCGCCTTGATTCTCCACTTTGTTGCGCCAGGGTTACGGCACGGATGCTTTTCGTGGTGAAGAATAGTTGTCCCAATTCGATAATTTGCAGGGACAATTGTTTCTTCATCATCTGGAAACAGAAAAGCCTCTTCACCGTTCGCCATAATGACGCGAACCCATTTTGCGCCTGCAGGCCCTTTTGAGATGATTTTGCAGCGTCCAAGCTTAAATTCGTTTGCTTGAACATCCTGAGAGGCGAGATTGCTGAGCATGAGAGTGAACGAGAAATGAGAACGAGAAATGAGCAGAGGAGAAGGTGTAAGGGCTGACATTAGCCAGCCCCATTAGATCAAACGGCTATAGCGACATCAGCAGAGGCAGCCTGCAGCGTGACGGACTTGCGACCAATCTTGATCTCAAACTCGTCACCGGGCTTAAAGCCCATTTCCTGAACGTAGCCTTCACCGATCTGCAGTTTGCCGTTGAACTGCACTTTGGTTTTGTAGGTCAAGGCACGACCGCGCTTGCTGTTGGACTTCATTTCAAAGCCCTTGGCTTCAAGCAGTGCTTCATAGAAGGAGGTGTAGCAGAGCTTGCCGTTTTTGTCGGTGTAGCCACACTCGCGGACAAGATCTGATTTGTTGAGATCTTTAAGCTCTTTGACCTTGGCGAGTAGTTCGGAACCCTTGAGCATGAGTAGGGGTAAAGCGGACCCGGTAAAGATAGCACTAATACAGGCGGATGCCAGTAGACCTGCCAGCTCCCATGTGTAGCGGATTGAACTCACGCCAGATCAGGTAGCCCAAAGCATCGTTCATGTGGTCATGCCCAGAATCCTTGTCAGGATCGCCCTTTTCGGTGTAGCACTGCAGCTCCAGGCATTCGATCATCCGCTTACAGGTTGCGCTGATCTGCAGCCTGACCTGTCCCTTGCCATTTTCAAGTAGTGCCTGCACGGCAGAAACCCTGTCCCTGACTGGTGGGTTAGCGCGTGGTGACTGGTTTGCCATGCCGTACGACTCAAGGATCTGGATGTCGGTTTGGCTGGCGTTGGTACTGCGGTTGCCGCCGGAAGCATCGGGGTAGACGTAAATCTGCCGGTTCGGGTAACGCGCTTTGATCTGCTGCGCTAGTGCATCGGTGTCGTGAGCACCGCTTACCTCGTCGATCACGAGCAGCGTGTTGTTCAGCTTCACGCCAATTACAGCAGACATGTTGCCGACGTTGAAGTCAACGCCAATGCGTAGCGGTTCACGCTCAGTGTCTGGCAGCGTGCTGATGACGTGCTTGGTGCGGTCAAATCTGTCGTAGACCGTGCCGGTGGTGAGGTTAACAAACTCACCGTCTAGGTAAGCCTTCAGCAGTGTTGGATCGTAGTTTGCTTCAAGCCGCTCAATGAAGTCTGGTGGCAGGTGCGGGTTATCGACAGACCGCATTTTGATTAGCTTGCGATCCTGCCTTGTTTGTGCGTCTTCACTGCCGAATGTGGTCCACATCCAGCGGAAGCCTTCAGGGGTTGATGCGGCGCCGAATTGACGGACGTTGCCGGAGCGCAAACGACCAAGGATTTTGGGAAACGCCTTGTTTGCGATAGCAGGTGTCACGGTGTCGATCTCGTCGGCCAAAACCCATGCAAGGTTCAAACCGATGATGCGCGACCAGTTCTCGAAACTACGGCACAGGATCTTAGTGTCGCCACCTGGCAAGTGGAGCATGTATTCCGGCAGCGGTGAAGCTCGGAAGGTGTAGGGGATGTCGTAGTGCTCTAGGAAATCCTCAAAGTCGTTTTGCCAAATGTCGCGGATCAGTGGTCCGGTTGGTTCCATGACGCAACCGATGAAACCTTGATTAGCAGCAGCAAGCGTGACAGCTTTTGCGGCTAACGCTCTGGTTTTGCCTGCGCCGTAACCAGCGCTGATGCCGATGATCTGGGTTTGATCGTCGGTGACGAAGGCAAGCTGTCCAGGGTGAAGGTCAGCGTGGATGCGCTGCAATAGCTCTGTGGTGTCTTGCTGGGTTTGCGCTTTGATAAAAGAGAACAAATGACCTTTGTCGCAAGCGCTATCGACCAATGTCATGACATATCAAAGCGCAGCAGCTTGGCTTGATCTTCTAGGGCTTTGATAGCAATGCCAAGATTGCCGCGTGCGCGTGCTTCACGTTCGTAATCTTGAAGACGAGCGATAGCAGCAGCAAGCCATTCAGGGCGTTCTAGGTCAGCATCAATTTGCTGCAATTCTCTAGCCCTAGCAATGTAATGTTCGGTTTGACGTTCACCTACGTCCCAATTTTCCGAAGCGTAACGAATAATTTGCGTTCTACTGTATGCGCGCAAGAGTAGGTCGTAAACTTCATTTACGCGGGACTCAGATTCAGCTTTGGTGCATTTTTTGCCCATCGCTTAGGGTTGTAGCGGATTGCGTATGATATTAGCGTAGCGCAGTTTAATTTTAACAGTCAAGACTTTTGGATGGCTTGGCGTAATTGATTGATTTTTGGTTCGACGAGATGGTGAGAGGAAACGGTGCCGCAGGTTTCACCGATGCAGACGCGAACGCAGCCATCAGACAAGTTTTCCAAGGTCGGTTGGACGGATGAAGCGGCAGATTCGATCAGGGAGTTCAGGCGGTCTCTGGGGGTCATGGCGTTGACGGTACAGAGCGGTGTAGTAGTCATCCATCAGTGTGAGCAGCTGTTGCGGGTTGAGCTGTGGTGGTTTGGGTTTTGCCATAGAGGGAATTGATGATGCTGGCGGTAATGGCTTCGATGATTGGACGGGGTGCGCAACCACGAGATGCCGCTAGGGCAGCCTGTACGGCGCGGTGGTAGCTCGCAAGGGTGAGGGGTGCCGCAGAGGCGTTAGGGCTTACTGCAGGGTCTCCTAGGGCCCGCAGACGCATCAAAGTGGAGCGATCCATGCCCAGTGCTTGCGCTTGACGGGTGATGTGAGCGTTTTCGTCAGGTGTCAAGCCGACTTTGACGGCGGTGCGTTTTTCGGTCAAGGCGATCAGAAGGGCAGTGGTGGTTCGTCGGTATCTGCTGGATCAGCAGGAGATGGCTGAGGGTAAGGAGATCCAGCGCACAAGCGGACATCAAGCCCAGGGCGCAGGTTGATTTTGCGGAGGCTTGGGTTTCCAAGACGTTCAACAGCAACCGCCTCAGGTTTGGACTCACTTGAGACCATCCAGCCATTAGTCCATGAGCCGTCTGGTTGACATAGCTCCACAGAAGCGCCGATCACAAAAGGGGTTGGCTTGCTTTCCGGCAGGGGGGTAAACCCCCCTCCCTGGGATTGAGGGGGTAAAGGGGTAAAAGGGGGTAAACCCCTTCTTCCTGTGTATATAGGGGGGTTTTCCCCCTTTTGGACAGTTTTCCCCCCTGTTTCTGGGGAGGGGGGTAAACCTGCGTCCCCACCAGCGTCGCCCACCAGAATTGCGCTGAAAACATGTGCAGGTCGACCACCCTCGCTTCCGGTCTCCAAAACGCCGTCACGTTGCGCCAGACCCTTTTTAATGAGACTGCGCAAACTGCGGTCAACCTTCTTGACCGGCAGGTTCAGGTGGTCAGCCAGCTCCTTGACGGTCACGCCAAAGCCA